TAATTGATGACGCAACTAGTTTAGTCGAAGACACAGCACCAACTACTGCAGAAACAGATCAAGACACAACACAAGAACCAGCACAAGAACCAGCACAAGAACCAGCACAAGAACCAGCACAAGAACCAGCACAAGAAGAACCAGCACAAGAAGAAAAACCGGAATAATAAAATTATAAACAATTATTATTTATTTATGTTAAAATAAAATAAATAATAACTAATCAAATATTAATGTTGATTATAATAAATTTATTAATATTATGTGTGGTTTTATTTCTATATATACATATTTATAATCACAATAAAACAAGTAATTATTTAGAATTATATGAAATGGAAAATTTATCAAAAGAAAAATTGGAAGATATAATAAATTATAAACAGCCTCTCTTGTTAAACAGCATTAATTTAGTTGAAAATATTAACGTAAAGCATTTACTTTCTGAATATTCAACATTTAATATAAATATATATAACAACACTAGTGACAATTTGTGTAAAATAAATTTGCAGGATTATTACGATGTTGCCACCTCTACAAATTACTTAAGTTACAATAATGAAGAATTTTTACAAGAAACGTCAATAGCCAAAATATTATGTAAAAATGATATTTTCTTTAGACCGCCTAATATGTGTGCTAAAAAATATGATGTTATTATGGGGGCACAAAATAATAATACACGATTAAAATACAGCATAAATAGTCGCAATATATTATATTTATCAAGCGGTCAAGTAGAAGTAACTTTGTGCCCACCAAAATATTATAAAAATTTGCACGCTAAAAAGAATTACGAAACACTGGAATTTTACTCGCAAATAAATATTTATAATGTAGACAGCATTTATAAAAATGATTATAATAAAATTAAATTTTTAAGAGTAAAATTAAATGTGGGGCAGGTTCTTGTAATACCTCCTTACTGGTTTTATAGCATCAAATTTTTAGAAAAACATACACTGGCTTTCTTAAATAGCTATACAACCTATGTAAATTATGTTTCGCTAATTCCTCATTTAACTATGCAATTACTGCAATTAGGCAACGTCAAGTTAAATGTTAGGAAGTCTAATTATTGTAAAAATACTATAAAGCCAGAAGAAACAACAAGAGATGAAACAAAAGAAATAAAAAAAACAATGGAAACAAAAGAAATAGAAACAAGAAAAGAAACAATGGAAACAATAAGCGAAGAAACCAAAGAAACCGAAGAATATGATATAAGTGATAACATAATAAATAATAGTAATGATAAAACATAAAAATATAGCATTTAACTATTTTAATAGTGCTTCATATATGTTGTTAAATAAGTATAATATAATTTCGTATATATCTAATGGAGAATTTGGACAGGTAACAAAAGCAACATATAATGACAAAAGCTATGCTATAAAATGTGGAGCAAAAGACTTAATCAAATACGAAATACAAATATATAAACAACTGCGATCTATTAGCAATATTTCAACAATATATGACGTATTTGAAACAAATAATAAGATGTATATGGTTATGGATTTATATACTATGACTTTAGAAGACTACAAATTACAAAATTGCGACCAGTTAAATTATGTCACAATTACTTTAACTATGTTAGGACAGCTAATAGCAATAATTAAATTAATTCACGAAAATAATATAATACATAGAGATTTGAAACCAACAAATATATGTTTAGACACGAGTTATAATTTATATATAATTGATTTTGGTCTTTCTAAAATGTATAAAAGTGGCACTATTCATAATAGTGAAACACAAATAAAATCATTAATAGGGTCTGTTAATTTTTCAAGTTTAAACGTAATAAATTTAATAGAACCCTCACGGCGCGACGATATAGAATCGCTATTATATATTTTATTTTATTTGTTATTAGATAAATCTTGTTACAGCATTTATACTAGTTTAGACGTTAGTAATAAGAAAAATATTGATATATTATTAATGTTTTTGCAAGATAAAAACAATAGCATACTTAATAATAAAAGTATTAATTATACTACATTAGACAAGCTATTTAAATATATAAGACGGCTAAAATATAATCAAGCTCCAAATTATGACTATATTATAATATTATTAAATATGATTAATGCGCCTTAGCTTAGCTTAGCTATTTAAAAATAGTGCAATAGGCTGTAATAAGTTATTAACTTTTGTATAAACGTCATCGTTTGCTATATTAGGTTGAAAGTTCAGAGAGTTGAAAATAGAAATAGAAATATAACCAGGTATATATGTTATATGTGTTGGTATAGTATCAGAATTTTGTATTAATAAAAAAATATAGCATATATTTTTAAAATAATAATGATAATAGTTTTTCCATTTGCAGTCTATAACTTTATTATGTTTTACTATAAATGCTAGTATGGTTTCCAGCTCTTTAATTGTTATAATATGTGATCTAATATTCGAAAAATTGTTGATTTTATAGGTGATTTTGTGCAAATAATTGTTTATACGATTAATTTCATCGTTTTTTGTGCTTTTATTATTAAAACTCAAAATATGAATTTGTAAATCTCTCGGTAGTCTATTAAAAATGTGTTTTAAATAGCTTCTTACTTTATAACCTCTATAAATTTTTTGTATAAAAATTAGCTGTGCATTATACAATAATTTTGAATGATTTATACATAATAAATTTTTATTTAAGCAAAATAGGGGTTGCTTATATTTTTTACATAGCACACATTGCATTTTTTTACTATTACTAATATAATATAATACTAATATATATTTATACGATTATTTATAAACTTATTTTATAATATTTATATAAAAAACTAATATAAAGGTTATATATAATATACTATATATAAAATGTCACAGGCTGATACTGCCACCAACCAATATGTAGGAAAAGTAAAATGGTTCAACAACAAGTCAGGATATGGATTTATTACATTTCTGAACGGAGAAGAAGAGCACAAAGGAAAAGATATTTTTGCTCATCATTCTTCTTTAAATGTTAAGGAAGAATTATATAAGTATCTTGTTCAAGGTGAATATATTGAATTCAATATTCAGAAAATGGAGACAGGTGCTCACGAATATCAAGCTATTAATATTAAGGGTATTTGTCAAAATGATTTAATGTGCGAAACTCGTCACAAAAATCGTGATATGTCTAAGAACTCCGAGTTTATTACAGTTAAATCGCATAATAGCTCTAAAGGTCCTAGACCGCCATATAAGCCACAAGTACGAGCTTAAATTATTATAATGTTAAATATAAAAAACCTATTAAGAGTATAGAAATAGCTAAAGTAGTGTATATTAATTTTAAAATTAAAAAAGACCTGACTTCTATGTAAGCTTGTGATTGTGTTTGATTAACATTATTAGCACTTATATCAATAATAATATAATTATTATTATTATTGTTATTCAATATTTCAGTAGCAATACAAGAATGGCGCGTTATAATATTTTCAATTGCGCTATTTTTTTGACTGCATATAAAGCATTTTGCTACATTTTTATTTTTAATACTTTTATCAACCCAAGACTTTAAACAAGTATTATGAACGCTATTATTGCAACAATTAAATTTGGAATAATCATTGCAAGAAATATCCTCAAGACAAATAACACATTCCATATTATTTAATATAAGTATATAATATATAATATTTAATATTTATTTGTTGTATATTTTAAAGAGCGAGAGAAAAAAGAGCGAAAAAAAAACGGCACACCACCAAACATGCAATATGTATTTTTTACAGTATGTCCAGAGTTTATTCGTCATCATCGTCGTCGTCTTCTTCTTCGTCGGAGTTATGAGGTTTAGTAGGGTTAGGATTAGACTTAGCCTTAGCCTTAGCATTCCACTCATCCTTTTCATCGGGATCAATAGCCTTCCACAAACGAGCGAGTTCAGTCAAAACCTCAGTATTCTTAGGCTTTTCATCATCAATAGATAACTTAGTCTTAACATCATCCCTATTAGAATTGCAAAAGAGAATATAACCGGTAACACGCTTAGGCTTAACATCAGCAGGATCAGCCTTAGCCTTTTTTTCCTTCTTAGCGGCAGCAGCGGCCTTTTTATCCTCCTTATCCTTTTTCTTATCATCAACAGGCTTAGCTTGAACATTAAGTTGCGAAGCAAGAGTTTTCTCAAGCGCATCAACACGCATAGAAGTGGTCTTATCCGACTTCTCGAGCGCATCAACACGCATAACAAGAGCCTCAATAATAGCCTTGGACATCTTAGTTAATTAGTAATGGGATAGAATAAAAGAGAATAGAAAAAAAAAGAAATCAATTTTATTTAAATATAACAAGAATTGTGCCGCGAAATAAACTATAAAAAAAGGATTTAAAGCGCCAAATTAATATATATGAAAAGGACTTAAAGACGGGGGTTTTAATGCATATAAAAAAAGGACTTAAAGCGCCAAATTAATATATAAAAAAAGGACTTAAAGGCACTGCTTAGTATCAAAATAGTCAATAATAACAGCAATAATAGCGTCGTCTTTGTCATTAGCTACACGATTAGGCACATCACTAGACACAAGACTAGCCTTAAACTTAATATATTTATAATGAGCAATAATACAAGCACAAAGAAGACCACCTGAGAGACCAATACCGCTACCAATATAAAATAAATCCCCTCCCTTTATTTGATGATGATTAATAATAGAACCTAGCACCCCTTCACTGCTATTCATAAAATCTCTCAAAACTAATAAAATAATTTATATAATTTATTTTATTAATTCAATTTTATAACAAAAAAAAGACAACACACCCCCCCAAAACAATCAACCTAACATATATGAAAGATCGCATATTGACACGCTTTGACCTGCCCCACCCAATAGTGCTCAAGAGCCTCCTCCGTAGCAGCATCGAGCAGAACCATGCTAGGATCCTTGGCCAACCACCTTTGAGGAGGCGACGGCAACTCACTTGGATCAGGCGAAGTCATCATAATATCTTGAAAAGACTTGACACAAGAGTTAATAATAGTAGTCATAATAGATGCAGGCTAGCTATATATATAATAGTTAATATATCAATTTTAAATAAGACTAACAACAAATATTTTTGCTACTAGGATCTACTTATGTCACCGAATTCTGGCTTGCATTAAATAACATTATAAAAAGAATATAAAGACCGTTGCAAAGGATTAATAGCAAACACTAGTAATAAAGCCTTTTAGCCTCTTATGTTAGTAGAGTATATAGTGCAAAATATAAACTATTACTAAATAAACTTTTATAATTTGAGAGATTTAATCAACCTTTTTATAAATAATCTTTTATAATTTGAGAGTCTAGAACACAACTTTTTAATAAATAAACTTTTATAATTCGAGAGTCTAGAACACAACATTTTAATAAATAAACCTTTATAATTCTAGAGTCTAGAACCAACCTATTTATAAATAAACCTTTATAATTCGAGAGATTTAATCAACCTTTTATTTTATAATTTGAGAGATTTAATCAACATTTTAATAAATAAACCTTTATAATTCTAGAGTCTAGAATACAACCTTTTATTTTATAATTTGAGAGATTTAATCAACATTTTAATAAATAAACCTTTATAATTCTAGAGTCTAGAATACAACCTTTTTATAAATAATATTTTATCTGCATATGCTACGATCTTTATAAATAACATTTGGCATATAACACAACTTTTTATAAATAAACCTTTATAATTTGAGAGTCTAGAACACACCTTTTTATAAATAATGGCGACTAAATTAATACACTATTTTTGCTACTAGCTAATGGTTATGTCACCGAATTCTGGCTTGCATTAATATGCACTAATAACACAATGGCTACACACTGGAGATCACATTAACAAAACACCATATAATAAACGCGCACAACTATAAGGCAGGATGTCTGGTGCTTTAATAACTATAAGAAAACAATATAAAGAGCCTTAATAACTATAAGAAAACAATATAAAGAGCCTTAATAACTATAAGAAAACAATATAAAGAGCTTAGCAACTTTTTGCTACTGGCTTAAGGTTTTGTCACCGAATTCTGGCTTGCTTTAAATAGTGCATATTAGGGGGTACTATGTTTAGCCTTATTTTAAAATATATGGGGGATTATATGGGGGATATATGGGAGGGAGAGGGTGGGCGACTACACATT